GCTTATGCTTGCATGTTATACGAGATGACTGGTATAATGGTAAAGAAGTTTGTAATTATAATGGCTTGTGAAAACGGAGAATGTGAAATTTATGAAGAATATGACAAAGGAAAGTACATCAAGCTACTCACCGAATATATTAGAGAATTTGTTAGAGATAAACTTCAGCAATATGAATGATAAACTCAAGGAAGAATTAGACAGCAAATTTTTATGTCCTCAAAAGTTTGCTCAGGAAATAGAAAGTCTTGTAAAAGAATCTAAAATCAATTATATTGATGCAATCGTCACATATTGTGAAGAAAATAAAATTGAAATTGATACTATATCAAAATTAGTTACTAAACCATTGAAAGAAAAACTTAAAAATGATGCGACTGAACTTAACTTTTTGAAGAAAACTACTCGTGCTAAATTGCCACTGTGAATTATAACATTTATGAAATGTTTCCAAAACCATTAATGGTTTTGGAAATTGATGAGCATCTTCAGTATAAAAAAATTTTAGAAAAATATTATATTGACGATGTTGATGAATCATTACGAAAAAAAACAAATAATAATATTTTTATTTTCGAAGATCTTAAAGAAATAAAAAAGAACATAAAAAAATGTTGTTTGCAATTTTATAGAAATTGTTGTGGGTTTGATGTGGAATGTGAAGATATAATCATCAACTCTTCTTGGTTCAATATTGTAAATCCTAATAAATTTTTATATTCTCATTGTCATAGAAACTCTCATGTATCTGGTGTTTATTACGTAAGTATTGACAAAATTAATCATCCCCCATTAATATTTGAAGATAGGGATGAATTTATAAAATCTTCTATAAATGAGGCAATATTTTCTTTAGATTATGAAATTAAAACAAAATATAATGCAAATTCTTTTACATACCACCCTACAGAGGGTGAAATATGTTTATTCAAATCTGATATTTGGCATGGGCATTTTTCAAATACTACAAATGAACCTAGAATTTCTTTAGCATTTAATTCTGTATTGAAAACTTATAATGTTGGAGATAAAAATGCAAAATCTTACAAAGTTAATATTGAAGAATGAGTCCATTTGATTGTTATAAAAGTTACTTGGCATTTAAGAATCATTTTTGTAAAGAATCTTACGATTATTTTAAATACTGTGGAAGATCTAGAGCATCTCTGGACTCTTTTCATAAAAGGAAAGATCGGTATTTCTTTGAGAGAATGAGTCGTCAAAAATCAGATGATGAAATCAAAGCATATTTTGTAGCAAATTTTGCTGAATGTAGTGATCCACAATCACTATGGATTGGTGAGATTATTCGGACTGGTGAAGATACTTATACAAATTGGTTGAAAAAATCTCAAAGTCTTTTTTACTTATTCAAAACAGAAGCAGAAGTTTTTATAAACAAAGATAGTTTTGTAGAATTATTTGAGATAAAAAACAATCAACACCCAGAAGTTCTCAAAAAGTATTTTCAAAAAGCAATTAGTTTAGAGACAATGGTGATACTGGATATGATATTAGATTATGTAAAAAAGTTTGATAAGAAACTAACAGACCCAGTGTGGGAAACCGTCAGTTTGAGAATTCGGAAATACAAGTCTTTCATAAATATTGATGTAGCAAAGTATAAAGAAGTTCTTAAGGAGATTGTTTTATGAGTGGATTTTTTGATTCAGAACAAGTCAGAGAATCTTTGTTTGAACTTGATGAACTACAACATAAACTCTTTAGTGAATTGGTGGAAATTCCTTTTTCTGATACAGATAAAAAAAGGAAACATCTAGAAACGATGAAACAATTTTTGGAAAAACAAAAAGTTTTTATTTTTAGAATGTCTCTATCTGATGACCCAGACGCAGTAGAAATGAGAAATCGAATTCTTGATTCTGCTTTATTATTTGGATTAGAACCAGGAGATGATATCAATACGTTCTTTGCGAAGATGGAAGAGTCAATTGAAAAACTTGAAAAGACCCTTGACGACTAACCTTATACCTGCTATGATTAATACGGATAATATATCCAATACTCTCAATACAAAAAATACGGAGAATACAAATGTCATTTGCTGATCTTAAAAAGCAATCCAAGATGGGTTCTTTGACCGAAAAACTCATCAAACAAGTTGAAAAATTGAATGATGCTGGTTCCAAAGATGATGATCGTTTTTGGAAACCTGTAATGGATAAAGGTGGAACTGGTTCTGCTGTAATTCGTTTCCTTCCTGCACCAGAGGGTTGTGATCTGCCTTGGGTTCAAGTTTGGTCTCACGCATTTCAAGGAACTGGTGGTTGGTTGATTGATAATTGCCTCACTACTCTTGGACAAAACTGTCCTGTATGTGAAGCAAACCGTGAACTTTGGAATACTGGTAGTAAGGATAATCAAAATATTGTTCGTGATCGTAAGCGTAAGCTTTCTTATTTTTCAAACATCTATGTTGTAAAAGATCCTGCCAACCCTGAGAATGAAGGACGAGTATTCCTTTATAAGTTTGGTAAGAAAATCTTTGATAAGATTATGGCTTCTATGCAACCTCAATTTGATGATGAAAAACCTGTAAATCCTTTTGATTTCTGGGAAGGTGCTAATTTCAAACTGAAGTTGGTAAAGAAAGATGGTTACTGGAACTATGATAAGTCCGAGTTCGCACCGTCTTCTGCTCTTCTTGGTGATGATGATGAACTGGAAACAATCTATAAATCACTCAACAACTTGAATGATTTTATTGCTCCAGGTGAGTTCAAGTCTTATGAAGATTTGAAGAAACGTCTTGATTATACACTTGGTCTAAAAGGAACTCCAAAGTATCAAGACCCCGAGACGATTGGTGAAGATGAAGAAGTTGAATCTTCACGTCCTGTGAAGGAAACTACTTCAGTTCGTTCTTCTGCTTCTAGTGATGACGAGGATGATGATGCCCTTAGCTATTTTTCTAAGTTAGCAAATTCCTGATTTCAAAATCAACTTTTAAATCCATTTTACCCCCGAAAAAAATCGGGGGTATTTTTTTGTCTGTAGGGTTCATACCCCAGTAATTTTTGGATTATAACCACGTTTAGTATTTTGATCTATGTATTGTGAAGATTCCGCATATTTCATAATATTCTTCATATCACCTATAAAGACTGCTAGGTATTCTGGTTTTAGAATTAAGAGTTTTCTTTTCTTTTCATTCTCTAAAACTTCATATTCATAATTACTTACTTCTTTGATGGATGTAGTTGTAATTTTAGACGCACTTGTATTTGTAATGGAAATTGGTTGAACGTCCGTTGATATTTTTATTTTTACACCAATTATAGGAGTTGGAGTAGACATATGGTTTTTATTTTATTTAGATTTGTGGTTTGAGTTTAAATACAGGAACAATTACACCATTAACTTCTTCACCGACAATTTCGTATAATAATGGGGAAAGGGCTACATCATTTTCAAATACAATATCAAGAACTTGAACTTTGGTATTTCCAGTTCTTCTTTTTACTGTTGTATTTCCACCCCAACTAGCAGGCCAAGTATCTAAAATATTTGTGATACCAATATCAATTTTATTTTGTCTTCCAGCAACTTTTAATGTAGACGAGTTAAGTCCAATATCAGTTACAATTGCTTGTGTAGTTTCTGTATTGTTTTTATAAACAGGAAGATATTGATTTAAATTAATTGTAATACTATAATTTGTATTTTCATTTGGAAATTCACTTAAAATATAGTCATTTTGACCTTCAGTAGTGGTGACTGATAGTGCTTTTGCTGGATCAACTTGATAACCACCAGGAATTACAATACGTCCATATTCGTCTCTAAACTCTACGGTTTCGTAATGATGAACTTTTCCAAGTTCTTCGTCACTTCCATACTTATCAATAAGATACTTATAAAAACTATTATTATCTAACGGCCATTGTTGATTGATATTTGTGATATTATTGGTTATTAAAATTACCCAATCAAGTTCTGCATTATCATAAACTTTTGCAGCAACTTGGTCTGGTCTTTCATTATCAACAATTTGATAATAATTGAAAGCAGTTATAGCATTCGCAATAT